TCCCATCACCTAGCACGATATACATTATCTATCAGGTGACAGATGGTCAGGTAGGGGCTGAAGATTGGTTTAGGCAGTCAATAGGGGAAGAGAAATGAAAGAATGTCCAGAGTGTTTAGGAACTGGTGAGGTTGAGGTTGATATCGCGGTTGTTGATTATATGAATGGCGGTTATATCAGGACTGAAATGGATATATGCCAAGAGTGTGATGGGTCGGGTGAAGTGGAAGATTGGGATGAAGAAGATAACGATGAGGCTAGCGATGATTGACGACCCAGTACCTGATGGTTGGCATCGGGTTCTATTGGGTGGTTGGTACGCTGAGATGGGCAGATGTCTATGGGTGAAGGATGACTAACGGTCGCAACAAAGGGGCTAGTTGGGAAAGAACCGTGGCTTCTATGATAAAAGAAAATTTAGGCGCAACGGTGAAGCGTGACCTTGAGCAGTATAGGTCTGGTGACAGGGGCGACCTGATTGGATTGGATGGGTTTGTCATCGAGTGCAAGCGGTACAAGATGGCTAATGGTGGGCATCATCATCAGGATTGGTGGCATCAGGTGGTCAATGCTGCGTCTGCCGTTTCTCCGCAAACAGAACCTGTATTAATCTATAAGTATGACCGGGCAGAGCCAAAGGTTGTGGTCAGGCTGTCATTTCTCAATGATGAATATCAGGGCAAGCCCGACACCGTGACGGTCAGCTTTGACACTTGGTGTATGTTGGTGAGGGAATACTGGGCTAGTCATGTACAAGCATGACCCTAAAAAAATAGCCGCGATGTTTGCCATTCCCAAGATACCGGAGCCACCGAAACACCGCAAAACTCACGCAAAGGTCAGCAAGCCTGACCTAAATAAACGGCTTCCAGTAAGGCCAGTTGACAAGTCTTAAAAAATATGTTATCCCCTGCGGAGTTTGACGCATTACTTAGCAGTATTACTAAGCAGTACACCAAAGAAGTTCCGCAAATCATAGCGGTATTGCTTAGCAGAATAGATGCTATATTTTTTATAAAAAAAAAAGAAGCAAGGCTAAGTGCATAGCCTTGCTTTAGTATTACTAAGCAGTACTACTAAGTAATACTGCTTAGCATTGCGTCATTTCTTTTCTAGTTCTAGGGCTGACAAAGCCATCACTACTGTGCGCGGTATTTCTGTTGCTCCGCTTTCATAGTTTCTGATAGTGCGTTCTGTTATGCAGAACTTATCTGCGAGCTGTTTCTGTGTCAGGTTCATGAATACACGCTTATGCTTTAGTTCTTGCGGTGTCATTTATCAGCCCCCCAAGCATCGTCTGATTGGGTTTGTGATAGTTCGTCACGCTTTTCAGCCCAATGCGGTTCAGAAGCCTCCAGAATGTCAGCAATCGAATAGCAATGAAGATAGTCACCGTGAATTGCGATGATGTTTGTTACTATCTTTCTAGCCTCATCATAGGTATCAGCTAGTTGGTAGTGGTCTTCAAAGGTTTCTTTGTTGCCAGAAACATAGCGTAAAGTGTGATTGACTATAAGCATTAGTCTGCCTCCCTTTCCACAAGATGTTCTGCTGTTATGTAGTCAGAGATTGTAGAATAATCGTATTGCGGTATGTCAAACAACTTTACACTACCATCATCATTTCTCACATAGTCATCAGCATCATCATCAACGAGACAAAAACTCATGTCCCAGACTGCTACACTGTAATCTTTATTTGGTTTTGCCATGTCTATTTCTCCTAAAATGTGCCGTGGTGTAAATCAAAGTTACCGCAAAGAGATTTCATGGCTTGGTTTAACTCTCTAACCGTGCCTGATTTCAGGTCAAAGTCTTCTGACCATTCTGCAGCAAACAAAACCAAGGCGTGTTGTGCCCTATCAATAGCGTTTTTCTGGGCAGGTGTTAGCATTTCCTGGGCTTCGCTTGCCCTATTAGTCCAATACTCCGCCCTTTCCTCTTCGGTCATATTGCATAGGTGTTTCGGTCTTCCTCTGGTCATGGTGTTACCCTCCTATTTGAGCCAGTGTTATGATTACAGTAGCCACGATAGCCACTGCTACGAATAGCCCAGACAGAATTTCAGTTAAGATTTCTGTTTTGCTCCTGGGCTTATATAATGGCTTGCTATGAAGCCAGTTATATATCCGGTCATTTCTCATTAGTCCATTTCCTCCATAATGTTATTGATTGAGATTAAGCCAAGCCCTATCAAGCTAAGGCCTATCATCGCTAGCATTGTTCCGATTGCTAAGCTGATTAGCGTCATGCCGTCAATGGCGGCAATCCCTGCTAACAATAAGACAATGCCTGACATGATTGCTAAGATTCTTGTGATGATAACCATTTCTCATCCCTCCGTTTCTGGCTTTTTCATATATGTGTACGAATAGAGCTTATTGTGCAGCTCCTTTGTTTGCTCATGTAATGTTGCTATAGCTTGCCAATCGCGCTCTTTTGCATCCATAAGTTCACGCATTCTATCAGTTAGCTTTAGATATTGTTCGCGTTCTGATTGTCTTTCTTGCAGTAATTCAAGTTTAGTCATTTCTCATGCCCCCCTTAAAATGCCATGATGAGATAGTTGTTATTATCTAATGGGATTGCGTTTGTATGGTCTAACAATGCCTCATAAAGCTCATCAAAGTTTTCTGCTTCACTGAAAAGATGCCCGTATTGGTCAGCAATCTCATCAGTATCCATTTCTGACCAGTCACAACGAATGGCAATCGGGTCAAAGTCAATTTCTTCACCAGTACATTCTGATAATTCAGTGTACCAGTCAAACAATGCACGCGCCGCGCATCTTGACCATGCCGCGTATTGGTCACTGCATAAAGCATTGATGAATTGAGATTCATTGATTTCAGCTTTAATAGTCATTTGTATTCCCCTTTATGGTTAAGTTTCTGATAAGTATTGGCCTCATCAGCATGGTCATAACCCATGGACGGGCAAGGCCAAGCCCTGCCCGTTTCGGCCTATTATTTAGCATTGCGAAGATATGCGCTATATGACGGCATTCTTTTAAGTACTTCTAATTTGTAACCGTAGTTTTGTTCTAAGATTCTCTTAGCTTGCTCATATTCGCTTGGCCTTGCCGGAACAGTATTAACCGTTGCATAGCCATAACTTGCCGCGCCATGGCCTGATACGCTGTCCCATATGGTTATGTTTTTGTTATGGTCGCATATGAGGTATGGAAAAACAGCGCTTATTTGGCCGTTGTTTTCAAGTCTAAAGCATACTTTCGTTTTCATGATAGTTTCCCCTCTTCTTTGCTGAAAGTTATTCCATCGAAGATTTTAACCAGTAGTCTATTGCGTTCTGTTATCTGGTCGCGTTCTTCTTCAGTTATTGCATAGGGTGAATGGTCGACCTCCCATTGTGTCATGTGTTCAATGGCATCATGCGCTGCGTCCTGCGCTTCCCATTCTGTATCGTATGTTGTGATAGTCGGGTTAGTGTCCAACATATCTGCGTAAACTGCTACTTTATAGAATCTTTGCATTGTTTTATTCTCCCGCATTAGTAAGAAAAGTTAAGACAAAGCTGCCCATGGCTAGCATCCCAATAAGGGCAGCAAAAGGCGCGATAATAGGAAAGTTTAAGGCAAAGCTAGCAATCAATCCTGCCGTTGCTAGCATCACCACGATTAAGTTTAGAAGCATTAAATGAATCATTGTTTTATTCCCCCCTAAAGCTAGCGTTTAGAATATACCATTGTTCAGTTATTTTGTATTGGTCGCGTAACTTGCTAGCAGATTCTTTGTGATGCTTAATGTTTTCGCTATCACTTCCTGAGTGAAACATGACCATAGTCTCATGATACCAAACTTGTTTTTTAATTGCGTTTTGCGTTGTGTTGTTCATTGTTTTGTCCCCTTGTTTAGTTTCGATAAGCCCTACATAGGTAATAGTTTCCGCTTAGTCAATAGGAAAAAAGCATAAAAGCAAAAAAAAGTTTACACTATGGCAAGTAATACCATATAATGGCAAAAAGCATTATTCGTTGGATTACCTGGGATTATGGGATTGAATAGGTATGATTCTATTATTCAAAGCACACGCAAAGACAAAGTTCTTGCGTGGCAATACTAACGGATGATACAGGCAGTGTGGTATTTATGCAACAGTAGTGTGACATTTATGCCACAGTGCATGGGTAGGGGGGGTTCATAATAGGTCATGCACCCCAGCGCGGCCACGCCTCTTATATATACATTAATAGACTATTCTCAGCACACACACGAAGCACAGGAATAACATGACAAAGCTAACCAAACCTAAAACAGACTTAATCATTGCTGGCCTTGCCGATGGGCATACTATCGTTGATGTGTGCGAAGGCGTTGGCATATCTAGGGCTGCTTTCTATAAACGCATGAAAACCGATGAGGAGTTTGCTGGTGCTGTACGCGAAGCCCAGCAGTACAGCGTTGAGAAAGCCATGGAAGAGCTAGACAAGATATTCGATGACGCACTACATCGCAGGAAAGACTATGACACAGGGGTGCTGAGGGACTATGCACACCATGTGCGGTGGAAGGCTAGCAAGACGATGCCAGACAGGTTTGGCGATGCTAAGAACCGTGCTGGCGTTGAAGTGAGGGATGGCACAGTCAAGATACTGTGGGAAACTGATTAGTGCCGCGCAATCGCTACTTTATGGCTGATAAGGTCATTAGTCA